CAGATCACTGCTGCAAGAAATGGTACAATCTTAACAGGTAGTATGGAATGTTTTGAAGCACCAGCTGGTGGTGATCCTGACATTAACATACACTCTGCTACAGAAGGAACTGGAGTAGAAGATGGTGCTATTGGTGATCTAACAGAGACACTATTGGTAAACGCAGGTGACGCAACATTAGGAAGTAAAGTTTACTTTACTGGCGTTCCAGCCGCAGATCAATTCTTATACTTAACAACTGGTGATGCAACAGATGCAGATTACAGTGCTGGTAAGTTATTCATTGAATTGATGGGCTACGAAGCTTAATTTATGGGGGTTTTATACCCCCATCTTTTAGAAGGAGATTAATATGAGTATGTCGGGTGGTAAATCAGACGTAAAAGTTGCCTTTATAACTGACGAGATAGCTGCAGATCCAGATGGTATTTCTGTATCAGCACAAGTAGCCAATAATGCCGCTTTAGTAATAGGTGGTGCTTTACACTCTGGTAATGCTATAGCTTTAGCAGGAGCAGCAAGAAAAATAGAAATTACTTCAGGAGGAGATGATTCAGGTATATCTTTTACTATTGTAGGAACTGGTATTAATGGAGATGCTATAACAGAGTCTCTTACAGGTGTTGATTCAGCAACTGCTACAAGTACAAATTTCTTTAGAACAGTTGCGAGTATTACTGCCGTTGGTGATCCAGCGGGAACCGTTGTAGCAGGAACTACAGCCTCTGCCGCAGAAGTAGTTAATGTAGAAAGAACCAGATTAAAAGGCTATTCAATAGTTTCTGGTGGTACAGCAGGAGTTGTTGAGTTTTTTAATGGTGACCCTAATAATAGTGGATCTGCTTTATTTAAAGCTAGAACACTTGGTACAGATAATACTACAGTAGATAATACAATTCCACAAAATGGAGTTTTATTTGAAAATGGTTTATATATCGTGTGGACTAATACTACAGTAGACATGATGAGTTACTTTCACGCATAGGCTTTTAATATGGCTGAGAAAAAGAAAAAAGGCACTATGAAGGGACACACCATAGGTGGTGGGCAAAAGCGTCCCACCAAATCTGGTGCGGGAATGACTAAAAAGGGTGTTGAAAAATATCGTAGAGACAACCCTGGAAGTAAACTAAAAACGGCTGTTACTGGTAAAGTAAAAAAAGGTAGCACCGCTGCAAAGAGACGTAAGTCATATTGTGCACGATCAGCTGGGCAAATGAAACAATTTCCTAAAGCTGCAAAGAATCCTAATAGTAGATTAAGACAAGCTAGAAGAAGGTGGAAGTGCTAATGAACACTAAAGAGATTTCAACTGGTGTAATGATAGTTTTATTTGCAGGTGCTATAGGATGGTCTGTATCAACTTTAATTGAGGTTGATAAAAGAACAGCTATCATGGCAGAAAAAGTATCTGAAAACCATAAAATGATAACACCTTTGTGGGAAGATTTTATTAGGAGAAAGAAAGATGGTTATGTCGAGGGGCTCGATGAGCAAACAAATAAAAAACTCAGTCTCAAATGGAAATAAAAAAAGACCAAAAAGAAAACGAAAAACAAAAAATATTCAGAGGAAGTCCTGTTAAATACTGTCTGAATTGTAAAAAGAAAAGATGGACTTGTACATGTTATAGGGTCAGTGGATTAGAGGAGATAAGAAGTGCCAAAAGACGCATGTTATCGCAAAGTAAAAGCAAGATTTAAGGTTTTTCCAAGTGCCTATGCTGGAGGAGCCATCGCAAAGTGCCGTAAAGTTGGTGCTGCTAATTATGGAAACAAATCCAAGAAAAAAGCAGAAGGTGGTGTGATCACTGCTAAACAAGGTAAAGCTTTTACAAAAAGAAAATCAAATAATAAAAATGTCGCAAGAGGTTGTGGTCAAGTCTTGAATGAAAGACGTAAAGTCACAAAGTATTCATAATGGCAGTAAGAAAAACCAAAGCAGGATTAGCTTTAAAAAGATGGTTTAAAGAAGATTGGAAAGATGTAAAGACGGGTAAAGCATGTGGTCGTAAAAAAGGTGAAAAGAGGAGCACACCTTATTGTCGTCCTAGTAAGAGAGTTTCTTCTAAAACTCCAAAAACGTCTTCGGAGATGACTTCTGCTGAAAAACGTAGTAGAATAAATCAGAAGAATAAGTTGGGTCAACCTTCGGGTAAGCCTAGAAGAGTAGCATCACTAAAGAGAAGGAAAAAATAATGGAAACGGATTTTTCAAAAAGATTAAAGAAAAAAAAGACAGATAAGTCAGATTTTTCAACAGACAAAAAAAAGAAAGACTTATCAGATTTTGCCGGTAAGAATAAAATAAGAACAAACACTTCAAAAATGAAGAACACTTTTGCTAGTGATGCAGGAGTAAAACCAAGAGCTTCTAGTGGAAAGACCACTTTTTCTGCGGACACTAATATTGCAAAAATATCTAGTAAAGCAAAAGATAAGTCAGATTTTGCAGGGTCTAATAAAACTAAGCCTAAAACAAAAACAAACAAGCCTAGAATTGTTTCAAAGAAAGAACTAGCCGCATCTGGTTTGTCTTTACGAGACTTCTTAAATAAAGAAAGAGGCTTAACAAGAAAAGACGGGAAGAAAGTTGTAAAGAAAGTTGTAAAAAAATCTTCTGCTCCTAAAGCTCCACCACCAGCACCGAATAGAGGTAAAAATAAAATAGTGCCTTCTCTAAAAGTATCTAGGTCAGGTATCGATGGTCCTAGTTCTTCTGTGAAAAAGAAAAAAACAAAAACTGGTTTTGGTTCTAAAGCTATGACTACAAAAGTTCCAAAAAAGACAACACAAGGTATAACTAGGACACCTTTACAAGCCAAGAGAAAAAGAAGATCTATGATGGGGTCTACATAATAAATGGCAACATCAAATTCAAGAGATTTCGACTTAGATGTCGGTGAAATAATAGAAGAGGCTTATGAGCGTTGTGGCTTGGAAATGCGTACTGGCTACGATGCAAAGACTGCTAGACGTTCTTTGAATCTTATGTTTGCTGATTGGGCAAACAGAGGATTGAATATGTGGACAGTTACACAAGCTACTAAAGCTATTACTTCGGGTACGGCAACTTATTCTTTCGATGCTACTTATGTCGATCTCTTGGAAGTTGTTTTAAGGAATAGTAGTGGTACAGATTTCACATTAACTCAAATGAGTAGAAGTGAATATTTAACCATTCCTAACAAAGCTAGTAGTGGGCAACCTAGTCAATACTTTTTTGATAGGCAGGTTACTCCAACAATAACCTTATGGTCTACTCCAGATGCTTCTTATACTTTAGTTTACTATTATGTAAGTCGTATTCAAGATGCAGACAGTTTAGTTAATAATGCAGACACTCCTTTTAGATTTCTACCTTGTATGGTAGCTGGTCTTGCATACTATTTATCTATGAAGAGAGCACCAGAAAGAGTTCAACTATTAAAATCTGTCTATGAAGAAGAATTTCAAAGAGCAGCAGCCGAGGATGCTAACAGTACTCCTTTAAAATTAACACCTAGCATGTCCTACTATAGTTATTAAAATGACAAATATAATAGAAACAAAATTTGGAACATTAGTTAGCCCAAGCAAGATAGCTTCTGGTAGTGCTTCTACTATCAAGAAGTCTGGAGCGTTCTATAATTTTTCTATTAGAGTTGATAATGATGATATTCGTGAGTACTCATTTACAAATTTAGCAAGAGCCGAATACATGAGAAGGGTTATGATTGGTCATTTAGAAGAAAAAATTAAAATGAGTTTTAAGAAAAATGGCTAGATACGCAACAGGAAAAAGAGCATGGGGTTTTTCAGATCGTTCTGGCTTTCGTTATCGTCTGCGAGAAATGAGAACTGAATGGAATGGTTTGAAGGTTGGTCCTGATGAGTACGAGGCTAAACACCCACAGTTGGAACCTAATCATCCAGGCCCAGATCCGACAGCCTTGTATCAACCACGACCACATCAAGATAAAGAAACAACTATTTTTGCAGTTTACACAAGCACTGGCGACGGGATTATAGGAAAAAAGTTGACAAGTTATGAGGCTACGGCTAGTGTTGGAACAGTTACAGTGAGTACATCATGAGTTTTACATTAACAACATTAAAACAATCTATACAAGATTGGACACAAAACAGTGAATCAACTTTTGTAGGTGAACTTGACTTCATTATAAAGAATGCAGAAGAAAGAATTTTTAAAGTTGTTGATTTAGACTATTTTAGAAAAAATGTAACTGGTTCAATGAGTAGCAGTAATCAATTTCTACAAAAGCCTTCAGATTACTTAGCCTCTTTTTCCTTATCTTATGTAAATGCAAGTAGCGAAAATGTATTTCTTCTACAAAAAGATGTGAATTTTATACAAGAGTATAATCCTAATCCAGCAACTACTGGGTCACCAAAATATTATGCTTCTTATGATGTAGACAACTTTATTGTTGGACCTACTCCAGATTCAAACTACACTGTAGAATTACATTATTTCTATAGACCCGCATCAATAACAACTGATGATAGTGGTACAACATGGTTAAGTGAAAATGCTCCTGATGCTTTGTTATATGCTTGCTTAGTTGAAGCTTACACCTTTATGAAGGGTGAAGCAGATATGTTAGCTTTATACACACAAAGATACGGGGAAGCCGTGAGCAGACTTAAAGTTTACGGTGAAGGTCAAGAAAATAGCGATGCTTACAGAGATGGATTACCTAGAGTCAAACGACAGTAAGGTACCCGTGTGAAAGATAAAAGCGTAGCAATTGTTGGGCTAGGTAATAGCTTTTCAGAATATATATTAGCCAAAATTAGAAGTGAACATTTTGATGAAGTCTGGGCAATAAATGCTATGTCTGGTGTTATTTATCATGATAAAGTGTTTATGATGGATCCACCTTCTCGTTTCTTGGATCAAAAGTTTGCAGGTAAGCAAACAGATATTATGAAACAAAGGTTAGAAGCTAAGTTAAATATACCTATATTTTCGTGTATCTTAGACGAGAGATGTCCAGATGTTGTTGAATATCCATTGCAAGAAGTTCTTGAAAAAACTAAATATGCATACTTAAATAACACTGTTGCCTACAGTATTGCTTATGCCGTAGCACAAGAAGTGTCGGATATTCATTTATATGGTATTGATTTTACTCATAAAAACGTAGCCTTTGCCGAAGCTGGTAGAGCTTGTTGCGAGTTTTGGTTAGCCATTGCTACTGCAAAAGGAATAAAAATTCATATAGCACACAATTCTTCTTTATTAGATACTAATGTTCCAGACGATCAAAAATTGTATGGCTATCACAGACTAGACGATCCTATTGTTTCAACAGTAACTCAAGGTAGTATGTTGATTACACGAAAATCTAAACTAGAACCACCAAATCCAATAGAAGAAAAGCCTAACATAGTAGGCAGAGAAGACATAGCAGGAGTAACTTATGAGGAGTAAAAATGTTTGAATTAGGTATAAGCAATGTAGGAAGTGTTAATGTAATGACTTCTAACAAAGGAGGTTTATCAAATGAGCAAGTTGCTGATTTGGCAGTTGATAAAATAGTTAGTATCTCTGATGAAGCTCCAGCTCATATAAGGCAACAAGCGAATCAATTTAGAGAACACCTTAAACATGTTCTCTATCACTATCTGCTCTTGGCAAGAAAAGAAGAGCGTGGTACTATAATCCAAGCTTTGAAATCAAACGGTCATAAAGAAATGGCTGAATATATAAGGAGATTATAACATGGCTATAGCCCAAGCGATGTGTACATCATTTAAAAAAGAATTGATGTTAGGAACACATAACTTTGCGACAAACGGAAATGCTTTTAAATTAGCACTTTATGCAGAAGGTGGTGGTGGTAAATCTTCTACTACTGCAACATTAGGAGCAGCAACAACTGCCTACACAACAACTGGTGAAATTGCTAATAGTGGTAGTTATACAGCTGGTGGCGGTGCGTTAACAAAAGTAGCTCCGAATACTTCTGGTACAACTGCTTTTACAGATTTTGCTGATATAAGTTTTACTACAGCAACGATTACTGCTATGGGTGCATTAATTTATAATGACACAAACAGTGATAAATCTGTGTGTGTATTAGATTTTTCAACTAATAAAACATCTACATCAGGCACATTTACTGTTCAGTTTCCAACTGCTGATGCTTCAAACGCTATAATTCGTATAGCTTAAAGTAAACCGTTATGGCTAACGGTTGGGGTCAAGGTACTTGGGGTGCAGTAGGTTGGGGAGGTATTGGTAATACCTCTTTTGCTGTTACGGGTGTCGCAGGAACTGGAGAAATTGGAAACGAAGGTGTTTCAGCAACTAGTGTTGTCGTAGAAACTGGTCTTCAAGCAACTGGTTCTATTGGTACTGTTAATGCTAGCAGTATACATATTATCATTCCTACCTCTGTCGTAGGTACAGCATCTGTTGGTAATGTCCTTGCAAAAATACCAATAACATTTAGTGTCACTGGAGTTTCAGCAACATCTGGATTTCTGTCTGGATGGGGTTCCTCTGCTTGGGGAGATCATATATGGGGTGGTGGTGTTTTTGCCGATGTAGGACAGACCCTCGCAGTTTCCACAAATGTTGCTCAAGGTTTAGTCCAAACTCCAACAATAATTGGAGATTGTAATTTCAGTGTAACTGGAGTTGTTGGAACTGGAGCGGTTGGCAATGAAGTAGTAGATGCACAAATGAGATTTGTGGCTACTGGAGTTGTTGGAACTGGAGCGGTTGGCGATGAAGGTGTAACTGGAACTAGTGTTGTTATTGAAACAGGTCTTTCTGCTTCTATTCTTATAGGTGGATATGAAGCTTCTACAGTAACCAAAACAATTACTGTTCAAGATGTTAGTGGTGCTAACAAATATTTTGTTGATGGTGTTCAACAAGCAACTTTAGAATTATTTGAGGGAAATACATATTACTTTGATCAAAGCGATAGTAGTAACAGTGGTCATCCATTAAGATTTAGTACAACTTCGAATGGTACACATAACAGTGGTTCAGAATACACAACTGGAGTAACCACTAGTGGAACTCCAGGTTCTTCTGGAGCATATACACAGATAACGGTAGCCACTAAAGCACCAACTCTCTACTATTATTGTAGTGTTCATAGTGCAATGGGTGGTCAAGCTAATACTCCTACTGTTTATTCTATACTTACTTCTACTGGTGCACCAACAACAAATGTTGTTGGAACAACGGCATTAGGTTCAGAGACAGTCACAGCTGGAGCGGGTGTAGCAGTTACATTGGCTGGCTTATCAATTTCAGCAGGAGCTATTGCAATAACAGCAGGTTCTGTGTTATCTTTAACGGGAGTTAGTGCTACTAGTGCTACTGGTGAAGAACAAGTTTATAGCTTAATTGAACCCACTCAAGAGGCTAATTGGATTGAAAGGGCAGCATAATGGCGACATATGTTAATAATCTTAGATTAAAAGAGATAGGTACTGGTGATGAATCGGGTACATGGGGTACATCGACAAACACCAACCTTGAACTTATTGGTGAAGCATTAGGCTTTGGAACTGAAGCCATCACTACAAATGCAGACACACATACTACAACTGTAGCAGATGGTTCAACGGATGCAGGTAGAGCAATGTTTCTTAAATATACGGGAACACTTGATTCTTCGTGTACAATAACTATCGGTCCAAACACACTTAAACGATTTCACATTATTGAAAATGCAACGAGTGGAGCACAAAATATTGTAATTAGTCAAGGTAGTGGAGCCAGTATCACTATTGGTCCTGGGGATGCTAAAGCAGTATATTTAGATGGAGCAGGATCTGGAGCGGCAGTTGTTGATGCTTTTGTAGATTTAGATTTATCTGGTGGTTCTGTAAATGTTAGTACAGTGAAGACAAACTCTGGTGATATGACATTTGATTCTGCTGGAGATATTATACTTGATGCAGACGGTGCTGATGTCATCTTTAAAGATGGTGGTACAACCATTGCAAAATTTATAAATTCTTCAAGTGATTTTGTAATAGCTACAGATGTTGATGACAAAGACTTTATTATCAAAGGGCAAGACTCAACAAGTGAGATAACAGCATTAACAATAGATATGTCTGCTGCTGGAGCCGCAACATTTAACAATGATGTTACTGCTTTTTCTGACAAAAGATTAAAAACTGACATTGAACCAATAGAAAATGGTTTAGAAAAAGTTATGCAGATGCAAGGTGTTTATTACAAAAGAAATGATGTAGAAAATCCTAGAGAACAAGTTGGTGTTTTAGCACAAGATATGGAAGCTATTTTACCAGAAGTTGTTCTTACGGCGGATGATGATATGGAAACAAAATCAGTTGACTATGGTAAACTAACAGCAGTATTAATCGAGGCAGTAAAACAATTAAATATTGAAGTACAGACTTTAAAACAACAAATTAATAATGGAGCTTAATATATGGCTATTCCAAGTTCTGGACAGTCTTTATCTTTTTCTGCATTGAGAACTGAATTTATAGGTGGCTCTAGTGCTGTACCATTAGGGGCATTATATAGAGGTGGTTCTAATATTAAAGCAAAGGCTCCTAATAATACCTCAACAAACCTTGCGGCAGATGTTCCAACAAGTGGGGCATTAGATGCTAGTGACTATTATGATCAAGCTAAAGGTTTTACTTTTACTTATTCTTCAGATGCTACTGATCAAAATGCCTCTGCTATTTTTGGTGATGACTATACTGTAGACTACCCTAAAAATATAATTATACCCGCTCCTATTACACTTGGCTCAGCTAATACAGCAGAGTATGGTCTAGAGCTAGATGCTCCTGCTTCTGGTACTATTACGATCACGAACAATGGTACAATAATTGGAGCTGGAGGTGCTGCTGGGTCTGCGGGTGCCGCTGGATCTAGTGGAGCTGGAGGTGCTGCATCTGCTGGGTCTGCGGGTGGTAACGCTATGAAGTTTAGTGTAAACGCAACTCTTATCAACAACGGCTCTATCCTCGGTGGAGGAGGAGGCGGTGGAGGCGGTGGAGGCGGTGGTAGAGGTGGTGCTTTACAACAACAACAACAAACAACAACACCCGGAACTTTACAACAAGGTCCAATTTTTAATACAAGTGCAGGTCCTCAGTATTACTGGGGTCCTAGATCAGACGGAACGGCTGTAGCTTGGGGGGCAACCAGTTTTCCTTATAATGCTAGTTCTGGTGCTCCTACTAATTTACCACAAGGCACAACATCTGTTACTGTTGGGCAATACACATATTATAAAGGACCGGGAGGACCAAACAACTTTTCAATTTATCGTAGATATCCTGGACAAGTACCACAACAACAACAAACACAGGTCACTGGACATGCTGGTGGAGCTGGAGCTGCTGGTGGTTTAGGTAGAGGTTTTCAAAATACACCGGGTGGAGACTCTGGAGGTAGTGGTTCTTCGGGATCAACTGGTCAAGCTGGAAACGGTGGGGCTGGAGGAAACGGTGGAACAGGTGGTGATTATGGAACGGCAGGAAATAATGGAAATGCAGGAGGTGCAGGAACTAATTCTACTGCTGCTGGTTCTTCTGGTGGAGCGGCTGGTTCAGGAGGAGCGGCTGGAGGTGCTTGGGAAAGAGCAAGTCCAGTTACTATATCATTAACAAATAACGGAACAATAGCTGGTTCGGCACCAACATCATAGGAGAAAAAAAATGTCAAATAGTTATACTTGGGCGATTTCTGCCGTCTTTACTAAAAACGTAACAGAAAGTGGTACAACGTATAGTAATGTTGTTGGTAGAGTGCTTGGTATTATTACTTGTACTAGTGATGCTACTGGTGAAGATACAGAGCATGGTTTTGATTTAAATTTAAGAAATCCTACAGATTGGTCTACTTTTATACCATATGCTGATTTAACAAAAACAAATGTTATTGATTTTGTTGAAACCAGATTGAGTTCGGATCTTACAGACATTAAAGGACGAATGGCACAAATAGTAGCGTATCAAGATTCGGTAATGGGACTAACAGAACAGTCAGACTTTCCTTGGTCATAATTTAACTTGATTGCTTAAAACTCACATGCTAAAGTTATGAAAAATTTAGCATTTAATGAGTAAAACAAAATATGAAAAACAGTGTTTTTGCTATACCAGATGATTTATTAAATTATCTAACTACACATGCAAATAGTTTAAAAGATTACTTACCTATTGAGCAGCACTTAAAGGGTATGCCATGTAAGTCATTTTATGGTGATTTAGTTTTTGAAAGTCTTTTATTACATTTATTACCGAAAATGGAAGATTTAGTTGGCAAAAAACTTTGGCCCACTTATTCTTTCTTTAGGTCATACATAAAAGATTCTTTATTGCCAAAACATACCGATAGACCTGCTTGTGAGTACAGTACTACAATATACTTAAATTCATCAAACCCAGAATACCCTTATCCTATTTTTGTAGATAATATTGCAATAACATTAAGAGCAGGACAAGGAGTAGTTTATAAAGGTTGTGAACAAGAACATTGGAGAGAGCCTTATCCTTATGATTTTTCTAATCATGTTTTTTTACATTACATAGAACAAAAAGAAGAAAACCGTAAATATAAATATGATCAAAGAGAATATTTATATCGTACCGCAGTAGAACCAAACAAGACACAAGGATAAATAGTGAAAAGAAATATAATAGTAGCTAAAGATGCTATTGATTCAAATTTATGTAATCATATAATAAAAATGGCAGAGAATAATTTTGTACCTGCTCAAATAGGTGGGCCTATAGAAAATCAACATGCAGGACATAGCAATGCAACTATAAGAAGAAGCGAAACTAGTTGGCTAACTGGGTCTTTGAAACATCTTGATGTCTTTATTCCTATCGCACAACTAATAGAAAAAGTAAATCGAGAATTTTATGGTTTTGATTTAGTAGAACCAGAACCTTTTCAAATAACTAAGTATTGTGCAAACAATGAAGGATTTTACAGTCCTCATATAGACGGTTTTTATGATGGTTTAAACCCAGGAGCGAATGTCCGTAAATTATCATTGTCTATACAGTTAACACCACCAGAGTATTATGAGGGTGGAGAGTTTGAATTTCCAGATGACAAAGAAAAATTTAATGTTGAGGATTCTAGACAGCAAGGAACGGTAATTTTCTTTCCTTCTTATCTACAACATGGTGTTAAACCTGTCACAAAGGGAATTAGATATAGTTTAGTTTGTTGGGTTAATGGTCCAACTTTTAAATAGGAGCACTTATGTCGTATTATATTGTTTATGATGATTTTTTACCAGCCCATGAGTTTGGTTTATTAAAGTCATTTTTGGGTCCAAATGGAAATTTTCCTTGGAATCTTAGTGGTAGAATAAATGATGGTGATACTAAGAACGAAGATATGTACTTTGGTACAATGGTTTATTTTAATTGTAATGACGAAGGCTGGGCACCTTCTATAGACAGAAGACCCTTTCAAACTATTTTAGAAAAGTTACATATTCAAGCTACAATAAGAGTGAAAGCAAACTTGTATATAACTAGTGACACATCTCAAGTTAATTATCATGCTCCCCATATAGATAATTCTTTTGTACATCAAGGTGCTTTATTCTTTCTAACAAATTGTGATGCACCTACTACAATGTTTGATGGAGTTGAAATAGAATCTAAAGAAAATAGATTACTGCTTTTTGATCCATCTACTTCACACTTTAGTTCTTCACCAACTAATGCATTATATAGAGTAACTATAAATATTAACTATTTTGGTGGAGGCATTACTCGAGAGTATGGATGTGAAATGATTAAACCAATACCTACTCTAAGTCATAATGCAGAATTTTTAAATAACATCAATTCTCTATAACAATGAGTTTTAATTCACTCTTTCCAACTGTTTTTATGCATGAAGAAATATTAGAAACTAAGTTAGTAAACACTGATTTAAAAGATCTGATACTTGAAATGAATAAAAACATACCAAATTTGACGGAAGAATATAGAAATAATAATTTTTTTACTGTAAAGCACAATGCAGTGCAGTGGCTTATTAAAGTAATTAACATACATGTTTCAAATTACATAAGATATATAGGTATTAATTATAATCTAGATTATAATTTGTTTGGTTGGTCTAATATGAATTTAAAAGGTGATTATCATGTACCTCATAATCATCCACATAGTTGGCTATCTGGAGTTTATTATGTGAGTATGCCAAATCAACAAAAATATGTAACTCATAGAAAAGATTTAGCTCCTTCACATATATCTTTTTTTGACCCACGACCACAGGCAAATATGAATTCTATTGAGGGTGATCAACAAAATAGAGATGAATACAGAGTTTTACCAAAAGAGGGAGATCTTTTACTTTTCCCATCTTTTTTACAACATATGGCTCATCCTAATATTTCAGATAGTCCTAGAGTTTCTATATCCTTCAATGTCAACGTAACTTTACATAAACCATCATGAATGGTATTATTGGCTATGCCTATACAATCTTTAAAATTCAGACCAGGAATCAACAGAGAGATAACATCTTACTCTAATGAAGGTGGCTTTTTTGATTGTGAAAAGGTAAGATTTTATACTCCCTTTCCAGAAAAAATAGGTGGATGGGTAAAACAATCTAGCAATACTTATCTAGGAACAGCAAGAGCCTTACATAATTGGGTTGCAATAGATGGTTCTAATTATATGGGTGTTGGAACACAGTTGAAGTATTACATAGAAGAAGGTGGTGCTTTTTCAGATATAACACCAGTTCGTAAAACATCTACAAATTCTGTTACTTTCTCTGCTACAGATGGTTCTTCTAGTGTGACTGTTACAGATAGTTCTCATGGTGCAGTTGTAAATGACTTTGTTACTTTAGCAGGAGCTGTTAGTTTAGGTGGCTTAATAACAGCAGAAGTTCTAAATCAAGAATATCAAATAGAGTCAATAACTAATGCCAATAGTTATGTCATAGTAGCCAAAGATACTAGTGGTAATACTGTAACAGCTAATAGTTCTGATACTGGAAATGGTGGATCTGGTGGAGATGCTTCTTATCAAGTTAATGTTGGTTTAGATACAGCAGTAGGTGGAAATGGTTGGGGAGCAGGTGGCTACAGTGGAGTCAACGCAGATCTGTCAACTTTTGGTTGGGGAGAAGCCGCCGCCTCTGGAACAACAGCAACTGTTCGTGTTTGGTCGCATGATAATTTTGGTGAAGATTTAATTATTAATCCAAGAGATGGTGGTATCTTTTATTGGGATAAAACCAACGGCACTAGTTCAAGAGCCGTAGCTCTCTCTTCTTTAGCAGGAGCTTCTGACTCTCCAACGATTGCTAAACAAGTAATGGTCTCTGACATTGATCGGCATTTTATTGCTTTTGGTGCTAATACTATTGGAACCACGGTCCAAGATCCATTGTTAATACGTTTTGGTTCTCAAGAATCTTTAACTGATTTTACGCCCACCGCAACAAATACTGCTGGAGATTTAAGATTAAGTAGTGGATCTAGCTTTGTTCAAGCAGTGGAGACTAAGCAACAGATACTTATATTTACAGATAGAAGTTTATTTTCTATGAGATTTATAGGTCCTCCTTTTACATTTGGTCTGCAAGAGCTTTCAAAAAATATTACTATAATTAGTTCAAAAGCAGCAGTAGCCGTTGATGAAAGTGTTTTGTGGATGGGTAAAGAAAATTTCTATGCTTATACTGGTGGGGTAGCTCAACAAATACCATGTACTGTTCGTGATAAAGTCTTCTTAGATTTTAACGAAACGCAAAAAGACAAAGTGGTATCAGGTGTAAATTCTCAGTGGAGTGAGGTTTGGTGGTTTTACCCATCTGCCGATAGTGAAGAAAACAACAAATATGTTGTTTTTAATTATGCTAATAAATCATGGTACTATGGGACATTATCAAGAACAGCTTGGCATGATAGAGGGGTTAGACAATTTCCTATCGCAGCAGGTTCTCAATATTTATACGAACACGAAAATGGTAATGATGATGACGGTTCTCCTATGACTGCGTCAGTTGAATCAAGTCAGTTAGATATAGGAGATGGCTATCAATTTAGCTTTATTAAGCAATTAATACCCGATATAACTTTTGAAGGATCTACATCAAGCACTGGAAATCCAAATGCTACATTTACATTGCAGGCAAGAAATGGTCCTGGAAGTACATATGACACAAATTCTTCTGGGCAATCGACTAGAACAGCAACAACTCCTGTAGAACAATTTACAGATGTTGTCGATGTGAGACTTAGAGGAAGATCGTTTAGTTTAAAATTAGAATCTACTGATCAAGGAGTGGCTTGGAAACTTGGTACTCCTCGTGTCGATATGAGACCAGATGGAAGAAGATAATGTTAATTAATGCAATACCTCAGTACATACAAAATATAACAAATGCAAAAGCAGATTTAACAGGCACTGGTGTGGTTACTTTATATACTGCACCTAGTGGAGCAGAGTTTAATGCTTCTGTTGTTAATTCTATTTTAGTGTCAGAAGATTCTGGTAATGCAGACACACTTACAGTAACACTTACAAACGGTAGTGATGTTTTCAGTTTATTTAAAGTTGCAGCAGTGGGTGCTAATGCTACAGTTGAGCTATTAACACATAGTCTTGTCTTACAAGGTGGAGAAATATTAAAAGTTCAAGCAGCAACAGGAAACAGATTACATGTTGTAGCAAGTATACAAGAATATGCACAGAACAGAAGTACAACAGCGTTATAGGATTGAAAAATAAACGATTAATTGGTAGTATAGACTATGGGTATTTTTAAGAACATCACTAAGACACTAAAGAAAGCTGCACCGATTATCGGAGCGGGTATTGGTATGTACTTTGGTGGTCCAATAGGGGCTTCAATTGGATCGGGTATCGGTTCTCTTGCAGCTGGTCAAGACACAGAACAAGCTTTATTAAATGCAGCACTTGCAGGTGGTACTGCGTATATGAGTGGATATGGTAAAGGTTTTGAAAAATTACCTGCATCCACTGGAAGCATGAGTAATATATCGGGTCCAGAAATGATGATGAATCAAACAACCACAACTCCCATTTCAGCAATACAAGAAGCTGGTGGTAGTGGAGTTTTAAATCAAATAGGTAATTTTGTAAAAGACAACAAAGCATTAACTGCTGGTATAGCAGGTTTAGGTTTAGCAGGTTTAGCAGGTGGTGAAGAAGAACAAAAAACTGGTCAAAAAATGCGTGATTACCCAGTAGGTAAAACTAGACTAGGGTATGGACGAATTGGCGATAAGATGTATAATTTAGATGATGAAGATGAGCGTAGACAATATTTTGAAGATAATAGAAACAGACGAAACGATGAGGACGATGTAGGCATTCTTGCGGCGGCAGGAGGCGAAGTTGAAGGGCCTGGAACAGGAACATCCGATTCTGTTCCTGCTAGATTATCAGATGGTGAGTTTGTTTTAACTGCAAAAGCAGTTCGTGGTGCAGGCGGTGGGGATAGAAATGTCGGTGCTGCAAGAATGTATGACATGATGTCACAATTAGAAGGAGCCGCATAATGGCAGATCCACAAGAAGTTAAACAAGAACAAGTTGTAAGGTTAGCTCCTTTTCAAGAAGATTACTTAGCTGATATATTTGCTAGTGCAAAAGCATTAACGGGTGAAGGTTCACAAATGCCTTATGCTGATCAGCAAGTAGCTGGTCTTTCTGATGCTCAACAACAAGCTATAACAAGTGCAATGCAAGGTGTCGGTTCTTTTCAACCATATCTCCAACAAGGGTCTCAAGCTCTTGGAACGGGAATCGAGGCTCTTGGTACTGGACTTGGAACTATAGGAACTGCGATAGATCGAGCTGGACAAGCAGACTATACACCTACTTCTTATCAAGACTTTATGGATCCTTTCACAGAATCCGTTATTGCAGCACAACAAGCAGATATAGCAAGACAAGGACAAATGCAACAAAACCAACTAGGTGCAGGTGCCGTGGGTGCAGGTGCTTTTGGTGGGTCAAGACAAGGTATTGCACAAGCAGAAATAGCAAGAAATGTTATGGATCAACAAGCAAGAACTGGGTCACAATTAAGATCTCAAGGTTTTGCTCAAGCACAAAATGCCGCACAACAAGCAGCACAACAGCAATTAAGACAAGCTCAACTTACTGGACAGTTGGGTCAAACAACTGGTGCACTTGGTCAATCAATAGGACAACTAGGAACGGCAACGGCGGGATTAGGACAACTAGGACAACAAATGGGTGTTCAAGATGTAAACTCATTATTAGGTGTTGGTGCACTTGGTCAAGGTCAAACACAGAAAGAACTTGATGCAGCAAGGTCAAACACACTTGCACAACAAGCATTACCTTATCAACAAGTTGGTTTCATGTCTGATATCTTCAGAGGTGTTCCGTCTCTACAACAAACTTATTCTACAACCACGAGCCCTGGTCCAAGCACCAGTTCTCAACTGTTAGGTTTAGGTATTGCAGGTCTTGGTGCCGCAGGATCAGCGGGCAGTTTTGGTAATTTATTCGGTGGGTCGAGGGCAACATAATGAATGATCCTTTACAAAGAAAAATGTTTCGTCAAGCGGGCATGTCTAAACAACCTATGGGTATTCTTGCATCATCGCCAGAGTTGATGGGTGCCGTTAAGGGGTACAAGCTTGGTGGTGTTCCCGAAATCCCTATGTATAACACTCCTAAATTTCAACTATTTAAGAGTCCTGGCGAAGACCTTGGATTAGGAGAGATTGGTACTTCTAAAATAGGAGATAAATTAAAAGAAGAAAAAGACAAAAAAGCATTAGAAAATAAAAATGTCGATACTTCTCTTTCAGAAGTAAAACCTAATATTAATGATACTAATAAAAATATTTTAGACAACGAAAAGAAAGAAGAGTTTGATGTAAACAAGTTAATGCCTTTTGGTAAAAATTTTAATCTTAGGGGTAAGCAAGATTTAACAGCAGCAGAAGATCCAGCTCTAATCGGTGCAAATCAAGAAGTAACAAATGCTATGCAAAAGGTAGCCACTGCTACAACTAAAGATTTTAAAGACACTGATATTGCAGGCACAACATACAATAAAGCGATTAATGATTTAACTGGTCAACTTACTAAAGAAGGCAAAGAGATTAGTCTCGATGATGTTTATGATGAGGGTATTAAGTTACTCGGCTATGATCCTAGAGATTTAGAAAAAAATTATGATTCCGACAGAAGACAAGCTTTCTGGTTTAACTTAATGAATGCTGGGTTACAAGTTGCCGCAGGCGAAAGCTCTAATGCCTTGACTAACATATCCAAAGGTTTAGGTGCAGGCTTACAAAGTTTTGGAAAAGATGTCGGTGATTTAAAAGATGATCTTAGAGCAGACAGAAAAGAATCAACCAATGTTATGTATCGATTATTAGGTACTAAACGATCAGAGCAGTTAGCAAAAGAAGCATTAGAGTTAGATAAGAAAGCGAAGATTTTTAATATAACTTCAACAGAAGTTGGACAGATGAGAGCTGACGGAATAGCCGAAGCTAACGCAGAATTTGAACAAAAGAAATTTAATCTTAACTATTTGGTTGAACTTAAAAAGATGGATCAAACAGAAAGACTAAGTGATAATAAAATTAAAGCAGCCTTAAAGAATACTATTATAAACAACAAAGCTATTTCTACTCCTTTCATGTTAGGTTTAATTAAACCTAAAGATGGATTTACTATGGATACTGTAGACATCTCTGATCCAAATACATATTCTTTTACTCCAGAGGGTATAAAGATTGCCAAAGATATTTACGATAATACTAGAACATACAGAAAAACAGACACAGAAAAAAATATAGAAATCAATAAAGGTAAGTCTGTAGCTGGTGTTGGTGTTGTTTTTACAGAAGACGGGAAAAACAATGATGGTACTTTTCAAAACCAGTGGCAAAAAATTCAAAAAGAGTGGATAAAAGACACTAAAGACAGACCTGACACAGCAGCCGAAACTCTGTTGGCTCTAGTTAGACAGTATACCGATCAAGGAGCTCTAATTGATATAAATTCAATACCCTACGCTGAGGTTAAAAGGTATCTTATAGAGGATAAACTAGATGATGATGGAGAAATTAAAGTGGGTTCTGCTCCAATAAAAATGTTTCCTCAATTATTTAAAAACAGTTCTGTTGACTTGAGCCAAGGTAAATCCTAATGAGTAAGACTCTGAACTACGGAGGTGTGGACTATACCTTCGAAGATGGTGTTTCTGACGAAGAAGCTCTTAGCAGAATTAAAACTCATTTAGCTAAACAACCAGCGGCTCCCGAAACACGATCCACGGCTGCTAAAGGCACATACGAAAATCCTAAGTACGAAGGTTTCCTAACAGAGATGGGTGAAGGTGTTGCCTCTGGTGTTATAGGTATGTTTCAAGGTGTAGGTGAACTTGTTGGAATACTTACAGATGCCTCTGGTCTTACAAAAACATTAGCTCGAGATGTTGAAGAAGAAGGCATAGCTCTTAGAAATAAATTAGGTATTGATCCCGCAGGTATGACGGGAAAAATAACCGAAGGACTTGTGCAGTTTGGTGTACCAGGTTTAGGTGCTGCAGGGTTAGTAGCCAAAGGTACTTTAGGTGTTACTAAAAATTTTAGACGAGCTGCAAAGCTTGCTCAAAAAGGTGGTAATATAAGCAGAGCCAGAAAAACTGGTATAGCTATTCAACAAATTGGTGCAGCAGGTTTGGCAGATGCTATTGTATCTACTGATAATACTGAAACTGTATCTGACTTTTTTGAACAAGGTCCTTTTCAAACAGATAAAAGACTCGGGCTCCAAGGACGAGAGGATGCTTATCGTAGGTTCATGAACAAGGTTCACATGGGTGCCGAGGGTGCAATAGCAACGGCAGTTATTCCAGGTGCTATAAAAGGGTTTTTAAAAGGAACTACTGCTTTAGCTTCTGCTAATATTCCAGTTGGTAAGGGTGGAACCAGTGTGTCAGAGATAGTTTCTTACCTTCCAAGAAAAGGTATTGATGCAGCTGGAGAAAGACTTGGAGGCTCTATAGAAAGATTTAAACTTGGAGAATCTGTGAATACTTTAGATGCAGCCGTTGGTAAAGTAGCCTCAACATTAACATATAAAGGACTACTAGATCCCGTTACTGCAAAGATGAGATCATTGATTGCTCCTGCTATTGAAGGCGATGTGAAAATAGCAGAAAGAAAATTAAAAAATATTGATGATGCCATAAGCCAAGAATTAAAAAGAGAAGACATAAGAGGCTTATCAGGTAATCAAAAAGTTAGATTAATGAATTCTTTTATGGATGTATTAGAGGGAACCAAATTTAATGAGTTTAATTCTTCGCCAGACAATCCTTTAAGTATTGAGCTATTTAGAGAATTTGAAAAAGCAAAGAATGTTATAGATAATTTATCTAAACAAATGGAAAAGACAGGTGCTTTCAAAGCTTTACCAGAAGTTGGAGCATCTGAAAAGGTCATGGATCAAGAAACTTTTAAACGTCTTATTAGAGAACAAATATCTTCTGGTGGGTATCTACAAAGAAAATATCAAATATTTAGTAATAAAAATTACAAAGTAACTCCTTCAGCTAAACAAGCCATCAAAGCTCAAATCACAGGTAGAGCTCCTCAAGAAGGAACTCCAGGAAGTGCTATTAATATTGAACATATGCAAAAAATATTAAATAGTAAGACAGGGTTATCTGATGAAATAAGAATTAGTGCAGACAATGTAGAAGAATTCAAAAACGGAACTTACTCAATTACCGAAAGACAAGCAGACATATATATAGATCAAGTTTTTAAATTAGCTAAAGACAGAGCAGGCTTTGATAAGTCACCATCATCAACTAGATATATAGTTGATAGACTTAATCCATCTTTGATAAATAAAACTAAAGTTGATGACAAAATAATTCAACAAATTTATGGTCAAGTAAAAGACCCTAGAGAAGCTTACATATCTACTGTAGCTGAACTTTCTGGTTTCTTATCAACTGATGCTTACTACACTACATTCAAAAATATGGCAGACAAATCTATTAGAGAAACAGCAGAAAGAAATGCCGTTATCAGATCAGCTAATAATGATATTAGAGCTAGAAACAATGAAGCAAGACAAAGAGGCGTTGCAGAAGATCAATTGGAAAGAGAACAAGATTTTATTAATGATGCTTTTATAGACACTAATAAAATGTTGGAAGACTATGCTTCTAGGAGAAGAGTAAACATCGATGAGCTAACAGATGCACAAAGATTTGAAGCCTTCGAAATGTTAAAAAGAAGAACAAAAGATTTACATATTTTAGGTAGAACTGAAGGTAACAATTTAAATGAGAGAAACATCATGGGCACAAGTCCATATGGTGCCATGTTCGGCTATGCTGTTCCTAAAGCATTATATAAATCTCTTTCTACTCAAGTTCAATCTGAAAATTCTGCTACAGAAATAGCAAGAGCTATATATGCTCCTTTCTTAAAGATGAAAGGTGTATCTCAATATGCTAAAACAATTTTATCTCCTTACACTCAAGTTAGAAACGTAACGTCTGCCGCCATGTTTGCTTTAGCTCAAGGTAATATTGGTAAGGGTGCTAACGTATTTGAATCTGTTGACATGGTATTAAGAGATATAGTGGACACAGGAAGGTCTGTAAAAACATTAGGCTTTGATTTTAAACAAGATGAAGAATCACTTAATTACTTAGCTAAATTACAGAAGCAAGGTGTTATCGGAAGTTCAGCTAACCTTCGTGAGATTTTAGATAATATTCAAAAGGGGTTAGGATACAGAAAAACTGCTACGGAAATAGAAAGAGCAGCAGACACACCTGAACAAGGAGCAAAATACATACGAAGATCAAAAGACATTCCATACATTGGTAAGTTTTTACAATTTAGTGAAGACTTGTATAGAGGTGGTGATGATATTTGGAAAATTTATAATTACACTTTTGAAAAGAATAAGTTGAGACAAGCTCAAAGAAAGATGATAAATAGTGAAGTTCAGAAAAGAATAAATTCGTTTGGTAGAAAAAATTTTGAAAATCTCGATATAAAGAGACAAGGTGTTCTTATTAACACTGCTCGAGCCGATGCTAATAAAAGATTGATTATGTCTATGGGTGGTAAGCTTGATGGCTTAGATACTAACTCAAAGATAGCAAATTACATGGATGAAATGGTTGAGAATACTGCTTCGGATAATGTAAGAAACTTAGTGCCTAACTACGATCTAACTCCAGAAGCAATCAAAGGATTAAGAAAACTACCTTTAGGTAACTTTATATCTTTCCCAGCTGAAATAATGAGAACTGGTTTTAACACAATTAATGTTGCTTTAAAAGAAATGGGAAGCAATGAAGCGGCTATAAGAGAAATTGGTGTTAGACGAATGATGGGTGCTATGACTGCTTTCGGTACGATAGGTTCTACAGTTCAAAATTTTGGTCAATATATGACAGGAACAAATGAAGAAGAAATAAAAGCAGCACAAAGATTATCTGCACCATATCAGAGAAACTCTCAGTTTATACCCGTAGGCAGAGACAAGAAAGGTAATTTAGAATTTGTTGATTTTAGTCATACCAACCCATATGATTTATTACTTAGACCTATTCGAGCTGCAATTACTGGCATGGATACAAGTGGTAGATTAAAAGAAGGCGTTGCAGATACTGTAACCAGAGCCATGTGGGAATCTATGTCTGAATTTTTTAATCCTTTCTTAGACGAGTCAATGATCTTCTCGGCTGTTGCCGATGTTATGCCAGTAAATGCTCCTTTGATTGGAAGAAATGGTGAGACAAGATCTGGTGCTAAAGTTTATAATACAGAAGATAGCCGTTTAAGACAGTTTGAAAAATCAATGGTACATATAATGAATACCTTTAATCCTGGCATTCTACCAGTAAGAGTGCCTATTGGATCAGAAATCGGAATTGCAAGTTCAATCGAAAGAGGAAAACTTACTTCTCCTGTTAAAGGAATAGAAGTTGGTAGACTTTCAAGAGGTATCGGTTTTGGAGAAAAGAAAGAGCCAACAACTGGTAGAGAATACACACCAGCAGGTGAATTATTTAGAGCATTTACTGGTATTGGAACTCAAACTATTGATAAAGAAAGAATACTAGGATTTAAAGCTCAAGAGTTTAAAGAAAGTAGATCCAAAGCTGCATCTATATTTAATCAAGTTGTTCGTCAAGAAAGACCTACAACAGATCAAATAATGGAAGCTTATAGACAAGCAGATGATTCAAGATTAACTACCTTTAGAGAAATGAGATTAAATATTCAAGATATAAAAAAGTTGGGAGCTTCGGATAGATTAATAAGAAAAGTCTTGAAAGATTCTGCTTTGGGTGTAAAAGAAAGAAGTGCTTTAATGAGGGACAGATATGTTCCTTTTAGACCAAGTAAGGAAAAAATGTTAGAGTTAAGAAAAAAGAATGTTAGAATTCCAACATCTGCTTTAAATAGAGCTTACTTATTAAGAAATAATTTGAAGCTAAGTGCTAAGAAAAAACCTTTAGATAAGGAAGCACCTGGAATGTTTAGACCTATTGATCTTAATAAAGTTCAAAGATTTAACTTGACTGAAGGTGAGCAAACAAGAGGACCTATCAGTCCTTTGGCAGCTCCTTTACTGGCTACAAGACCATCAACAAATAATGTCAGTACTAAATTTCCAAGTTTATTTGGCTCGAGCACACCCGTTAGTCCTTCCATTTTAGGAGATAATCCAGAGGACGTTTTAAAAAATATGCAAATAGCGAGGAATAGATGAAACTATCAGACAACTTTTCATTAACAGAATTTACTAAATCACAGACAGCCGAAAGAAAAGGCATAGTCAACAAACCGAATGAAATACATGTTATGGCTATGGAATCTTTATGTCATAATATACTAGAAAGAGTTAGATCAGCATTTGGTAAGCCAATCAATATCAATTCGGGCTATCGAAGTGTTGCTTTGTGTGAAGCCATTGGATCAAAATCCACCTCACAACATTGCGATGGAGAAGCAGCAGACATAGAAATATATGGCGTAAGTAATTACGACCTAGCAAAATATATAGAAAACAATTTAAACTTTGATCAATTAATACTAGAATGTTGGGACGGTATTGACCCTAACTCTGGTTGGGTGCATGTATCTTATGTCAACGATGTTGCTAATAGAAAAGATGTGCTAACATATACAAGAGCAAACGGATATACGAAAGGTATTATATAATGGAAGATGGACCTTTTAAAGATAGTTTAGAACAAAGCACCGAAGGTGTTATTAGGCAAGAACTAATAACATACAGAATAGAAGCGGGTGTTTTAAAAAGACATATAGTTACAAGAGATTTTATTGAATCTGGTGACTACCATGATACTTCATACTCACTACCTTTGGTGACTATGCATTAATGTCCACTTTAATTTGTAACTTACCCTCCGTAGACGTATGGGTTAGACGAGAATATTTAAGGGATCATCAAGATGGACATGGAGAATTCGTAAAAGGTGTCTGGGTTAGTGCTAAATCTATTCCAGGCAGAAGTTTTTATTTTGAAACTTACCTTCCTGATTATGGTGCTTTGTATGACAAACTACCTATTTCAGCATTCTTATCGAGCCCCGATACCCCGACCACAGATATGGATCTTTACAATCTTCAGTTTTGGAATTGCATGGATTATGGCGTGGTATCTATTTGTAAACAATTTATAGGATCAATG